ACTATGTTTAGTGATATCATACTAACTGATATCATTGTTACTATAGCTATTGGATCCAATATTATTATTATATTCTTGGAATTATTTTCATTTTTTGATAATAAATGTTTACTTTTGGAAATAAATATTTTATATTATTTATTAGAAATTAACAATAAAAAATACTTGAATCGAGGACTCAAGTAAAACTAAAACTAAAACAAAAATCTTTAATATAAGGAAAAAAATCATGGATTATGAAAAAATGACAAAAAAAGAATTGGTAAAGGAACTTGAAGATCAAAGTCAAATTATTCTAGACCTTCAAGTCAAATTAGAAAATTCTAAAAGTTCTGATGGACGAAAGTCTCAAGTTCTTGGATTACTTAGAGAAAATGGAAGTCTGTCAATTCTTGATATCTCAAATGAATTAAAAATATCTACTAAGAATGTTAGTTCTCAATTAACTTATTTAAGATCTGATGGTTATCAAATATTTACAAATCCAAAAGGACGAAAAGTCTTGGTCGAAGAAAAACCGGAAGAAACTGAAGAAATTGAAGAAACTGAAGAAACTGAAGAAACTGAAGAATAATTAATTTTTAAAATGAAATGTCATATTATTATAATATGACATTTCATTGAAAGGAATAATATGAAAGACTTAGAAAAATTAGCAATACTATTTAGTTTAGATTTAAAAAAAGAAATTGGTCTTAAAAATCTAAGTAAAGTTGTTGAATTAAATTCTAAAAGAGAAGATAAAAATTTTTGTTATTCTCAAAATTTTTGTAATGCAAATCAAATTATACTAGATGTATTAAATGATAATGCAAAAGAATTTGACCATTTAAACTGGGAAGAGTTTACAGCAAAAGCAATTGAAGTTTGGAAAATTGCTGATAAAAATAACTTTTATATTTAATCTTTAAAATGCCATATTATATTATAATATGGCATTTATCCTCTCATTTCCAGCATTGTCATTATATATCCAGCATCATTGTTTACTTCCCACTATAAATACCAATACCAAAGAAATGGTAAATTAGATCCAGCACTATAAATAAATGGTGATCTATACATGTCACCATAATAAATGCCAGATCATCCAGCTAAACTGTGTATGTTTCTTTCGTCAATACCAAGAAAACCCGTCATTCACCCATTCATCCGTCATTCATTTAAAATACTTAGTTATTTCAATTACTTATATACTCTTTTGAATGAATTAAGATAATTATATATATTGATTAAGGTAGGTAGGGCCTAAAAACGCATGCATATATATAAAGTTTGAAATTTCCCCACTCATCATTCAACACTCAAATTTTGCTGTCCCAGCCGTCTAAGTACTTGAATTTATTAAGTTTTTTTTTTGAATTTTTTTGAATGAAAACATTTAATATGGTTAAATTTCCATTCATTTAGCCATTTCCAGCAAGCCATTCATTTACACAGTTTAACCCAGCATTAACATGTCGATTTTTCGTAGTGAACGCAGCTAATTTCGCTTTTCCACTTCATTCAAAAGCTCTTTTTTAACCAATTTTTGATAAAGCTGAGTCTATTTTGAATAAAATACAGTTTGAAAATGTTCCAGCTTTATCAAAAATAACTTACTAAAATATTTTTGATAAAGCTGAGTCTATTTCGAGTAAAAATACAGTTCGAAAATGACCCAGTATTACAAAATTGGTTTACGAAAAAGACTCAGCATTACAAAATTGGTTTACAAAAAAAGTATGGATCGTCCAGTCTTATTTTTAGTATTTCAGCTTTACTTATATACATTTGATGTGATAAGTTATATAATAATTTTATAAAATTTAATAAAGGAAATATTAAAAATGAGTACAACTTATGAAGAAAAAAGGAGAGATAATATAAAACCTAGAATGACAGAAGAACAAATAAAATACGCCAAGGAATTATATAAAGCACATTATTCAGTTAAAGAAGCAGCTAAACTGCTTTCTTTTGGTTACGGATGTCTTGCAAGTTATTGGCAAAGATTTAGATTTGCTAAAATTGAAAAATATGACAGATCTAAACTGATTAAGAAAAGCGAGGATGCCAATGACCAAATTAGACAAAGTTAAATTTATTGATAATATTGTTGCAAATATTCCTGAAAAAATATTAACTTCTAAAATTTGGCTTGCTTATTATTTCCAAAAGAATAAAAATGGTACATATACTAAGCCACCTTGTTCCCAGCAAGGCCATACTGTAAATGACGATCAGGAGGGAGTGACATTTTGGAATGCTATTAAAGATGGATATCCTGGCATTAAAATAAATAAACATACTGATTTAATAGCCTTTGATATAGACGATAAAGAGGCTAAGCTTGGTAAAAGAGAATTTGATATATCGAGATTATCAGATGAGTTCAAAACGTTTATGATGGAGCATGATTCTTATACTGAGATATCACCATCAGGATGTGGAGTTAGAATTTTAATGCGATGCGAAAATAAAGACGATCTTCCTGGTAGAGCTAACTTATCTAAAGAATTATGTATAGGTGGGGAGTTGTTTATGAACTCTGGATATGTTACCATAACTGGAGATCAGATATCTGGAACTGGCATTTTTACTATAAAACCAGAAGAATTAAAGAAATGGTATTTACAATCTGAAGTTAAAACAAAGATAATAGACTTTCCAAAGCAATCTCTTAAGCCTGGAATTCCTTCTCTTAGAACCACGTTAGATGCCTTAAATACATGCTTTTTAGATCAAAGATCTCGAGTTAAAACTGTTTATAAAACAATAATAGGTCAGGAATATAATCATTATGACTATTGGCTTAAGATACTATCTGCTTGTCATGATTATGCTATTAAATCAAATCAAATGACTGGGATAGTATCTGCTGTTGTTGAATGGTCTAAAACTGATAAAGAAGCCTTTCAAAGTGAAGAGGATATAATAAAACATTGGTCTTCACTATCTCAAAAAGAATCAAATATCACATTTCATACTCTCTTTAAATTTGCTCAAATGTTAAAGTTTCAATGGCCACAAGAAGTCTTTGATAAAGATGGCAATCCTACTAACAAACCACTTATAAATTCATGTAAAAACTTTCAATATATGATGGACTACTATAATGTAGGTATATGTCAAGATATATTCAATAATAACTTTTATATAAAAGCAGATGAAGAGATACTTAAAACTTATTTCTTTGATAAAGGAGAGTCAAAGGAATATTTTGGAATGATAGGACCGTTTACAGTCGACACCTTGAAGTTTAAGTTTTGGGCTGTATCCCAAGAAAATGGCTATGCGAATGCTACTTTTTCAACCATATCTCCATTATTCAGTGCTTATCTTGTAGATAATGTGAAAATAGTGAATATGCTTAAATTATGGTTAGATACTCCAGAAAATGAACTTTCAGAAGATATGGTTGAAGAAAATACAGATACTTCAAAATCAAATCTTGAGTATCTTTTATCATGTATAAAATTTGATGCTATGCAAAATTTAGAATTAGCTACAAAATATTTTGATACTTTCTTCTTCGAAATGATGATGCCTTTATACAACTTAAAGAGGAAGTATTCCCAGCGAAGCTTTATGCTAGTAATGACAGGGCCTGAAAATTGTAGAAAAACTACTTTCTTCTCAATGTTATTCCCTGCAAATCTACGAAGACAATTTGTTACTAATTCAACAGAAACACTCGGAGGAGCTAAGTCAATACGAGACTTTGCTACTTCTTTGGTAACGTCTGCTTTAGTTGTTACAGATGAATTTGAAATCTTTTATAACCAGAAGAATGATTCATTATTTAAAACTTATGTTACTTCAGATGTTATTGACTATGTTCCTATTTATGAAAAAACTATGAGGAAAGAATTTAAAAATGCTGTTTTAGCAGGAACAACAAACAAAAGGAGTTTAGCTTTTGAACAAGACAGTAATAGAAGACTTGCGATGATTGATGTTCGTTTTATTGATACTGATGCAATGGAGTCTATTAATTGGCATTACTTTTATAGAAGTTATATTGCTAAAGGTAAAGAAGCTATGATAAATGGAATACATTCTTGGAAGTTACCAGAAGAAACTATAAGATCACAGTATGATGCAAATGAAGAATTTAGAGCCCAATCTAACTTAGAAATTATACTTAGAGAGACTTTTGATTTTGACATGAAAATTTATAAAAAACCTGTTGATTATGATAAAGGAGATATTCAACGTAATCATGAACTTTCAAAGATATCTGATATTATTGGTGCTGTAAAACAAAAGTATCCTACTCTTCCTATTAAACCAGCAGAACTTAAACATTTGCTTAAACGTTTATGTGGTAAATATACAGGAACTTCTAATAAACAAAAGGGACTTAAAAATTCATATGGTGTAATTAAAAACGGAATTATTACACAAGGTCAATGGGTTAAATATGTTATGCCTCCTAAACTTTTGGATTTTGAATAAACTTATTTTCATTATTTTTAGTAGTATGTATATACAGTTGGCTATAAACTTGGTATAATATATGTATTAAAGAAATTGAGAAGTTTGTAGTTAACCTAATTTAATTGGAGGTAAGTATGGATAAGTTAGAAAAAAAGTATGATAAAAATCTGTTAATAGTTTTAAAATACACTAGAATTATAAAAAAATCTATAGAATTACAAGAAAAAGTTAATAATGAATGTATTAAAAAAATCAAAGAAAAATATGACAAAAATCCATTAATAACTTTAAGATATGTTAAAATTATAGAGAAAAGTACAAAATTGCAAGCAAAAGTTAATAGTGAATGTATTAAAGAAATTGAGAAGTTTGTAATTAACTCAAATTAAATGGAGGTAAGTGTGGACAAACTTAGTAAGAAGATGGAAAGGCTAGAGCGAGAGTATGACAAGAATCCACTTGCAATTCTCAAAAATACAAAAATTATGAAAAGAGCTGCAAAATTGCAGGCAAAAATTGATAACAGGAGAAAAATAAAATCATGAAAAGAACATGGTGGATAGTTAAAAATTTTTTTAATAAAATAATAATTGTACGTGGATATCGTGAATATTTAAACACTTCTGCTATTGGTCCTTATTTTAGCTATACTGAAGCTAAAACTTTATATAATAAATGGAGGAAAAAATAATGTATACATGTCAACATTGTGGTTATCTTCAACAACCTAAGAAAAAACAGTTTAAAGTTATTGTTGAAGAAAGGAAAAGAGACAATGGTTCAAGTGAAATAGTTAGAGAGCTATCTGTTTGTGAAGATTGTAAAAAAGAATTAGAAATATTTCCAGTGATAAAAAGGAGATAATTATGCAAAAATTTGAGGAAATAATAGAAGAATGTGATAAACTTGAAAATGAAAGACAATCTGTATTAGAACGTATTGTTAAATTCAATCATTCTGTTAAAAAAAATCATTGATTGAATATGGTCAAGATGAAGCATTAACAATTAACTGGGGTTAGATGAGTCGACAAATTCGTCGTGAAAGGAGAATAGATTAAAATGGAAACAAAAGTTTATCAAGCTTTTAGAAACATAATCAAGAATAAACATGAAAAAGCTTTGAATTATTGCGTCAATTATGCAAGAGCAGGATTACATATGACAGGATATGAACTTAAAGTTCAATGTCTATATGTTCTTAATAATATGACACATTGGAGAGGCAAAGATGCTAGAAAAGCACGTAACATTATAAAGGAATATATAAAGGAGGTAAAATAACAAACAAAGAGCGAATAGAAAATTTAACTAGAAAATGTATTCTGTTTGATAATTTATTAAATAGAATGGAATACTTTGAAAAATCTCATACATGGAAGTTTACAGGTACTATTACATTGAATGAATATAATACACTTAGATTTGTTCAAATTTATCTCAATAAAGAGAAAAACAATTTAGAAGAATAAGGAGGTAAAATGAAAGAACAAACTAATTCTATTACAAAGTTTGTTAAAATTATAGCTAAAGAGGAAATTTTTAAAGTTCTAGAACAATATCAAATCATCAAAAAAGAAGAATGTCCTAAAATTGCTAGAAATGGTGGTGAATGTTGGAACAGAGCAGAAGATGATTTGTTAAGAGCAGAATTTACAACTGTTATTAAACAAATAGCTAACAGACATGGCCGGTCACCTGGAGCAATTACCTCGAGATTGTATCAAAAAGGTATAGTAACACATTATTAAAATGGAGGATAACTTTTTTAACGAAAGGAGAATATTATGCATTAGTTATTGAAGCCCCTGGCGATGGTAATGAGGCAGCCTCGCCAGGAGTTTGAGTAACTAAACCTCTAACAGAAAAGGAGAAAAAATTATGGGATCATTGTTTAAAAAAGGAAAAGATGTTCCAAAAGTAAAAAAACCTGATGAAGTTTTATTGAGAGCTAAATATGCCACTTATCGTAAAAGAATGGCTAAAAGTCCTTCCACTATTACTCAAACTAAATCTTTTTCTAATTGGAAAAAAACCCCAAAATAGTTATTGAAGCTTCTGGCGATAGTAATGAGGCAACCTCGCCAGGAAGTTGAGTAACTAAACTTTTAACAAAAGGAGTAAAAAATGAAATTAACAATAGTATTAACATTACTTCTTACAGCATTACTTGTATTTTCAAATGCTGTATTAATGCGAGAAGTATATAGACTGCAAAGTAGAATGCTTATTGCCGAAGATGACTATAAACATTTACTTCATAGAGTAAATTCTATAGAATATCATGAAGTTTTAGGAAAATAAAGAGAATAATATGAGAAAACAAACAAAAGTTTGGACAACGAAAGATAAAAGAAAAATTAGAATTTGTGATATGGCAGACCAATATTTAACTAACACTATTAAAATGCTTGAAAGAAATGCTAAGGTACTTACACAATTGATTTTAAAACAATTTTATAATGCAGAAAATTTTCTTTATAGAGAAATGGCTTTATTATCTATTGAGAATGAAATATTATTTATTGAAGAAAATGGAATAGGTCCAGAAAGACTTACTCCATTATATAAAAATTTATGTAATGATGCAATTAGAAGAAACTTACAATATTAGAAAAAAAAATAAATATGGAAAAGAAAGACATAGAAAACTATAAATTGATTTGTTATGAATATGGTTCACCAAACCCTACACATATTATGCATTCAGGTGTCACTTTTTGTGATAAATGTTTTAAAAAAGAAATTGAAGAACCTGTTATAATACTATCAAAATTTAAATAAAGGAGGTAAATATGGAAAAGAAAGACATAGAACTTATTACCAAAAAATATCCAAACATATGGTCAATATCATTTTATTGTCGTAAATTTCCAAAATGGTTAAATGTTTCATCACGTGATGCTTCAACATGTCAACTTACTTATATTGATAATATATCTGTTTTCTTTCATTTAGAGGAGAAAAAGAATGATAAAAAATCTGTATAAAGGAGATTTTAATTGGTATGGACAAACATTTAATCTTCATACACAAACAAATCATGAAAATGAAGGTGAAGCTTTTGATAACTTTTGTCATCAATTGACTAAGAAAGTGGGATACTCTTTTAATTATGTAAGAAATTATTTTTTACGGTTTAATAAAGATGGTTATCTAATAACATTTAAAAGAAAGGGATAAAATGAAAATAGCTGTAACATTTGAAGATCTTAAAATTCTTACTGAAACATCTAAAAAAGTAGGAACACTCAATTCATTAATAGACCTTATGCTTGATTGGGCAAAACAAGCAGAACAAGAGATAAATAGATTGACTAAACTTTTAAAAGAAAAAGAACAAGAGATAAATAGATTGACTAAACTTTTAGAAAAAGAAAGAGGGGGATAAAAAATGATAATACTATTTGTATTATTAGGATTGGCAGGGTTACTTATTGCTTATATAATTGGTTTTGCTCATGGATGTGATTTCGAAATGGACCAGTTAGAGAAACCCAGTACATATAAAGCATCAAATAGAATATAACAGGAGGATAAATGAAAACAGTAATGTATATAGATGCTACAGATTATCCTTTAATAAGGATAATTAAAAAAATAGGCATAGATAAATGGAAAATATGGACTTTTACTGAGGAAAATTATAAGAAAAAAAAGGAGGTAAGAATATGAGAGATAAAGAAAAAATAGAACAAGATCAAGTTACTGATAAAGTCATATTACATACTGAACTTCTTCTTGATATAAGAGAACTTTTAATTGAGCAGAAAAAGATAGCTATTAGTTTATTGGAGCATCGTGGTTCAATTCAAATAACTAAATAAATTGGAAGTAAATAAATGGCAAAAACTGAATAATAATCTTTAAAATGGAGGTAAAAAAATGATAAAACACTCAAAATATGGTCCTTCTAGGCTATCCAGGATTATTGCTTGCCCTGGATCAGTAGAATTAGTAGAAAATCTTATGATTACATCTACTATACAAGAACCAAAACCTAGTAAAGATGCAGCTCATGGAACAATATTACATGATATTACAAAAAAATTTTACTCTGATAATCCTGAAAATCCTAATATTAAAGAACTTGATAAAGTAGAACTTAATGATCAAGCTCTTATTCAAGATGCTACAGAGTATGCAGATTTAATTCTTAAAAGTTTGGGGCATACTAACTATTTTACAGCTTCAGAAAGTTCTATTGATTTAACATCTTGGGGTCTTCCTGATGTTTGGGGAATGCTCGATTTTATGATTAATGATTATGCAAAACGACATGTTCATATTATTGACTGGAAATTTGGTGCGGGTATTACAGTTTATGCTAAAGAAAATCCTCAATTGTTAGCTTATGCAGCAGGTGCTATTAAATGGCCAACTACTGTACAAGAAATAACCCTTCACATCGTACAGCCAGCTATTGAACATTATGATACATGGGAGCTTTCAATTCATGATTTATATGATTGGGTTCATGGCACCCTTGCAGTTGCAATAAATAAGTGTCATAATGATGGTATTGATAAATTTAATCCAGGAATAGAACAATGTAGATGGTGTGAAGCTAAAAACTTTTGTGAAGCACGAACAACGTTTGTTCAAGAAGCAGCAGTTAAGTTCTTTGAAGCCAAAGAAAAGCTTGCTACTTGTTCAACTATGGAAGATTTAGTTAAACTTCTTGAAATAGCTCCTTTGGTAGAGGATACTATTAAAAGTATAAGACATTATCTTCAAATAGAGTTGGAAAAAGGAAATATTGTTCCAGGTATGAAACTTATTAGAGGTAGAGCTAATCGAGCATGGATTAGTGAAAATGATACTATTACTTGGTTAGCTAAAAATACTTCTATTGAAGAATTATTTACATCTAAATTACGATCTCCAAGTCAGTTTGAAAAAGAAGTTAGAACTCTAAAAAAGAGTGAGGGATTTAAAGCTCTTTATGAAACACCAGAAGGTAAAATAAGTATGGTATCAGAGTCAGATAGTCGTCCCGTAATACAAATTAATTCCGGAGCTATTAATGTTTTTGCAGATATATCTGATTAATTTTTAGTATTATGCATTTACATTTGGTATTAAAAATTGTATAATGAATTTTAAATAATTGCAGAGGGCAATTTATAAACCAAAAACTTTTAAATAGGAGGATTTAGTTATGGCAATGAGAGATCAGATTAAAGAGGCCATAGAAGCTGGGGGAGCAACGAGAGAAACATTGCTCGAGTTAACAGGGACTACTGAGAAAGGTCTTGCGTCTCAGTTTACTTACATGCGAATGATGGGTAACTGTCCAATGAAGCAAGAAGATGGAACTTACAAGATTGTTTCCTCTGATGAATGGAATGCTCATAAATCAGAATCAGGTTCCAGTTCTTCAGTAAATCTTACACCTGCTCAGCGTGTTGAGAAAGCAGAAAAAAGATCTACAAGAGCAGCTTCTGCATTTGACAATGCAAAGAAACGATTTGAAGCGGACAAGAAAAATCGACTAAATGAATTAAAATTTATTAAAGCCCAGGCTGAGCTTGAGATTGCAGAACTTGAGCTTGGAGCTGTGGAAAAAGCTTTTGCTGATGCTCTTCCAGAAGAAACTGAGGTTGAGGAAGATGAAGGGATTGAGGAAGCTGAAATTGAAGATCTCGATTAATACACTTCCTGTGCCAATCGTAATAAATGAGGCTATGCTAACGCATAGCCTTATTTTTTAATCTGGAGGAAAAAAATGGGAAAAAAGACAGATAACGATAAAAACAGGTTAGATTTAATTGACCCTTTATTTATTATTGGAATAGGTAAAGTTTTAACTTTTGGTGCTAAAAAATATAAGCCAAATAATTGGCAAACTTTAAAAGATCCATTAGACAGATATTATGGAGCTACTATGAGGCACCTATTAGCATGGAGAGATAGTAAAGCTTTTGATGGACAATCAAGACTATCTCATTTACTTCATGCTGCAACTAATTTAATGTTTTTATATTGGTTTGAAAGAAAGGAAAAAAATGATTAAAGTTCAAACATATGAAGATATGGAAGTTAAAGTTAAATGGGCTACTCCAAATCCTGGAGAAGAAATTCGTGAAGCTTTAACTAATACGATGGCTGATTTAACTACATTAAAAGGTGAACCTGTAAAAAAAGTATCTACAAAATTACTTCATTTTTTAGTTACAGCTGAACATGATTCTGTACTTGAGCATGCTGTAATAAGTTTTATGATTCAAGGAGCTTCAAGATCTTGGTTAGCACAAATTACACGTCAAAGAATGACTTCTATGACATCTTCAAGTCAGCATTATCAAGATTATGGAGATTATCCTTTTGTAATTCATAAAAATTTGGTAAATAAAGAACAAATACAAAAGGCTTTTAATGACTCTCTTCTAAGGTATACAATTTTAATACAACAAGGAGTGCCAAAAGAAGAAGCTCGGCAAATATTAACTAATGCAATGGCAGTTAACTTTAAATGGACTATAAATGCTCGATCATTATATCATTTTATGCGATTAAGAATGTGCTTTCGTAATGTTATTGAAATGAGAATATTTTGTGATAAAGTATTTCTTTTAGTACAGAAATGGTGGCCTGAATATGCAAAAATTTTAGGCCCTCCTTGTTATATAGATGGAAAATGTAATCAAGGATTTATGACTTGTGGGAGGAAATATGATAAAGAAAAGAATATCAGCAGATAGAACATATTTAGCAATGGCACATGTTATTTCATTAAGGTCAACATGCCTTGATAAACAAGTAGGATGTGTTATTGTAAATAAACAAAATGAAATAATAGCAACAGGCTATAATGGAGCTTCTAGAGGAGTAGAACATTGTATAGATTTGGGATACTGTAAAAAAGAATACAGTGGTAATCCTAATGATTGTCCTTCTGCTCATGCAGAACAAAATGCTCTATTACAATGTAGAGTTCCAGAACAAATACATACAATTTATATAACTTTAAGTCCATGTATAGTTTGTATACGTATGATAATGAATACTCCGTGTAAACGTATTGTATTTTCAGAAGAATATCGTCATACAGAAGCAAAAATATTATGGGAAGGAGGTTGGGAAAATTATGGAAATATCTAATATGTTTGATTGGATTAAAGTATATCATAAAAGATTAGGATATGATTTTACGGAGGTCTCTCTTGAAGAACGTATGAATGCTATACGTAATATTTCTTTAGCACTTAACCAGGAAGTAGCAGAGTTAATTGATAGTTTTCCATGGAAACCTTGGAGAAAAATAAAAGATCAAGTATGGGATACTGAAAATGCTAAAGAAGAGATTATAGATATATTTTTCTTTTTGGGAGAGATTATGGAAGCTGCATGGATTGATCCTAAATCTTTAGAAAGAGTTTTTTATAAAAAACTCAATAAAAATTACGATCGTATTAAAAGAAACTATAATAATAAACCAGAAGAAAGAAAGGAAGGAAGGAAAGAGGTATATAAATGAAGAAGCTTGATATTGGAACAAATGAATTTACAGAAGTAAAAGTAAAAGATATACCAGGTCAAGGGAATGCTTGTCATGAATATTATATTTCTAGAGCTAATAAATTAAAATATGATCCTGAGGGTGAATTTGGTTTTGTTAAATTTCAAAATGGACCTGTTAAGGAAAACGGAGTAAATGGTTGTCATCAAGAAGATCTTTTGGCTATTGTGATTCATAGACTTCAAAGTTTTCAATCAAGTGAATTTGCTTGCCGGGAAAATGCTTTAGCTTTAACAAAGATTGAAGAAGCTATGCATTGGCTTAATCATAGAACTGCTAAAAGAATAGCTCGTGGTGTAGAAGGTACAAATATTAAATAATGTTTATTAAGGAAAGGAGGTAATAATATGCCAAAAGGAGATAAAACAGGACCACCTATTAATTCAGGTGGGAGTCATACGGGTGGAGGTAAAGGTAAAGGTAAAGCTACTGGAAAAGGTAAAGGTAAACAAACTGGAGGTAAAAGAAATACATAATAACCTTTAACAGAAAGAGGGTGATATAAAATGGCTAATAGGAGGATATGTGTTTCTTATGGCCGTACTATACAAGATAGGCCATTCCATAGCATTCATTTAGATATTACAATAGAAAGAGATATTCTAGATGAAGACAATGTAAAAGATCAAATTGATAAAACAGTTAATGGTTTGAGCAAGTATGCTCATGCTAAAGTAGCTGAAATTGCAAAACGACAAAATCAACAATAAGAAAGGAGACAAAAAGACATGATAACATCATTAGTAAGATTTAGTTACCTCAATGCATTTGAACCAAAAGCTAACCCTTCAGGAGATCTTAAGTATTCAGCTTCTATTCTTATTCCAAAGGAAGATAAAGCTGGAATTAAGACTATTCAAGCTGCAATTAATATAGCTGTTCAGAAGGGTATTGACAATAACAAATTTACTAAAGCTCAAGTTTCAGGACTTCGACTTCCACTTCGTGATGGTGATACGGAGTTTGATCAAGGAACTAGAGGTGCAGAGTATCAAGGATGTTTTTTCTTGAATTCTTCTTCTGTAAATAAACCAGGTGTGGTTAAAGCTCAAGTAGATGGACCACCTGTTCCTCTCTTTGATCCAGAAGATTTCTTTAGTGGTTGTTATGGTCGTGCAGACATTAACTTCTTTCCTTATAATCAAGCTGGTAATCGAGGCATTGGTGTTGGTCTCAATAACTTGATGATGGTTAAAGAAAGTGAGCGTCTTGATGGCCGCCAAAAAGCTGAGGATGCTTTTGCAGATTATATTGAGGAAGATATAGAAAAAGTTATTCAAGAAAAAAATGCAGATTTAGATGATGATATCCCATTTTAGAATAAACCTTTAATTATGGGGAGTATCATATTATGATACTCCCATATAAGGAGGGTAATTAATGGCTTTAATTGGAATTGATTTTGAAACCAAATCAGAAGTTGATTTAGTTAAACATGGTAAAGTAAAGTATCTTAAAGGTAAAGAAGCAGATATTATTTGCATGGGATATAAAATTAATAATGAACCAACTAAATTATGGATTCCTGGTAAACCACTTCCTAGTTTTGTAACAGATTTTTTAGTCTCATTCAATCATAGATTTTATGCTTTTAATGCACAATTTGACTTTGCAGTATGGAATATTCTTGGTCCTAAATATAAATTTCCTAAAACTTTTATATGTGATTGGACTGATGTTATGGCTATTTGTGGTAGATTTACATATCATCAATCTCTTGCTCAAGCAGGTGAAGATCTAAAACTTAAAGTTAAGAAAAATCCAAGAGGTAAAGCTTTAATAAAATTAATATGTAATCCGCCGTTTAAATATATTCATATAGATTTAATGGAATTATATGAATATTGTAAACGTGATGTAGATACAATGTATGAAATGCTTAATACTTTACCTGCTTCTAAATTATCAAATGAAGAACAAAAACATTGGGAACGAACAGTTAGAAAAAATAACCATGGATTACCTATTGATATTAATGCAGCTAAACAAATTTATAAAGTAACAGAAGTTTATAAAGAAGAACAAAATCAGTTATTACCTGATTTGACAAATGGTAAAGTTACTAAAGCTACACAAGCTAAAAGAATAATTGATTGGTTAAGATCTAAAGGACTTATAACTCCTAACTTGCAAGCTGATACTGTTATTAAGCTTCTTAAAAGGGTTGATCTTTCTGATAATGTTAGAACTGTATTAGAATTGAGGCAAGAACTTGGTAGGTCTTCAACTGCCAAATATCTAAAAATAATAGAACTTGAGCATAAAGGTAGAATACACGATAACATCCGATATTATGGGGCTAATACTGGCAGAGATTCAGGTATGGGATTTCAGTTATATAATTTGCCTAGATCAAAAGTTGGTGCAGAATCTGAAACTGAAGCTGATGAACTTATACAATCTTTTTTTGATTTAAGTGTCATTGAAAAAAATCCTGTTAATATTGCAAAGTCATTAGTTAGAGCTATGATTAAAGCTCCCAAAGGAAAACTTATTTGTGCAATTGATTTTACTGGAATAGAGAATCGAGGTCTTGCATGGGTTGCTCAAGATGAAAAAACTTTACAGCTTTTCCGTAAAGGTTTAGATCAGTATATTGATATGGCAGTTGATTTATATAGAATACCTTATAATGATATAAATAGTCAACAACGATATTTTGGTAAGCAACTTGTTCTTGGATGTGGATATGGTTTAGGAGCAAAAGGTTTTGTAGGATATGCTGAAAAGAATGACTTATTAGTAACTCCTTTGGAAGCACAACAAGCAATCACTGCATATAGAACAAAGTATTATAAAGTAGTTAAACTATGGTATGAATGTAAAGATGCTGCATTAAATGCTATAACATATCCAGGACATAAATTTGAAGTATCATATGCTTCATATAAAGTAGTTTTTGATAAAAATAAAACTCGATGGTTACAATTAACTTTACCTTCAGGAAGAAATTTATATTATAATAAACCACTTATTATAGAAGGAAAGTATGGACCTGAACCTTCTGCATTTGGAATTAATCCATATACTAAAAAATGGATGAGGTTAAGTATAATTCCTGGAAGGCTTGTTGAGAATATAGTTCAAGCTATGTCAAGAGATATATTATTTTATGGTGAAGAAGCTTTAGAAAAAGCAGGATATAAAATCATAGGTTCAGTTTATGATGAAATACTTTTAGAAGTTTCTGAAAACTGTAACAAAGAAGAAACGTTGAATCATGTTTATAATATTATATGTGAAGGGCCTAAATGGGCAAAAGGTCTTCCTTTGGAAGCGGAAGGTTTTATAGAAAAGAGGTATAGAAAAATGTGATTGGAGGATATAATGACAAAAACTTCAGATATGACTTATCATAGACGGGCTAGGCGTATTGTAGAATCAGTTTTAGGGAAACCTTTAAGTACTAAACATCCAATTCATCATTTAGATGGGAATCATAAAAATAATTCTAAAAATAATTTAGTAATATGTGAAAATAGAACTTATCATGTATTATTAGATATGCGAACACAAGCTTTTTTAGTTTGTGGAAAGGCTAATTGGCGGAAATGTGTTTTTTGTAAACAATATGATGCTTTAAAAAATTTATCTGTAACACCAACTAGTACATATCATAAATCTTGTAACAATAATTATTACCATAATGTCAGAAAAGTAACTGGATCTTTAGCAAAAATGTAAAGGAGGATAAAATGGAATTAGAGGAAATTGAAAAAGAAATTAATGGTTTAAGTCAATATGAAATGTGTAGGTTAACAAGATTTGCTCCTGTTGGTCATAAATATTTTGACAAAAGAAAACTTTATTGGGAAGTATTTAAAAAACGGTTTAATGAGTTAGGGGGATTTACTCCAGAAATTTCAAAAAACCTTGGATGGTAAAAGGAGGATAATATGAGTAGACTATTTCAAATTCAATTAGCTAATAAGAGTACTTATATAACTCGTGAGTCTAGTATAGAAGAATTCTATAAGTCAAGGTTTTATAAACTTAAAAGAGGATGTGTTGTTATACTAAATGAGCAAGGAAAAATTCAATTGTATGATTTGTTTAAAAATTCTCTTTTTGAATTGTCTATTTATATTCAATCAAATTGTATTAATGAAATTAAACTTGTAATAAAAAATTCTGAACTTGAGAAACTTTATTTAAAAGTTACTTCAGGTATTATATTAAATTGAGGTGATACTATGTTAGAACGAGATGTTGAAAAACACTTGGTTAAACAAGTTGCTAAACTTGGAGGTAAAGCATATAAATGGAGTTCTCCGGCAAATAGAGCTGTTCCTGATAGAATATGTTGTCTCCCACAAAGCAGGATAAAACTTGTCGAATGTAAAGCAACTGGAAAAGAACCAACACCTTTACAATGGAAAGTTATAAAGTCTTTAAGAGATTTAGATCATGAAGTATTTGTGGTTGATACCAAAGAAAAAGTTAATATTTTGATTGAAGTATGGAAGGAGGAATTAAAATGATTCCAATAATGCAAACAGATTTAACTTTTGAAACAGGTAATTGTGGAGAGGCTTGTATTGCAAGTATTTTAGAATTAGAATTATCAGATATTCTAATTTTTGGTAACCCTGATAACCCAGAAGATGGAAAGTTTTACTGCAAAAGTATTCGTAATTTTTTAAATAAATTTGGATATTCTTATATTGATATAGAAATGTCAAAAGAATATGATCCTATTGATTTTTTAAAAGATTGTTGGGTAATAGCAACAGGGAAATCACCAAGAGCTACAAAAAAGGAGCAAAGACACGCAGTTGTCTGGAAAAATGGAGAGATTATTCATGATCCACATCCAAGTGGTGATGGATTAAAAGAAATTGAAATGTATGGTGTTTTTATTAAAATGAATCCATCAATAAAAAGGAGGGAAAAATGATATCAAGTGATAAAGCTTATGATGTATTTCAGGCAATCGCTGAAACTAGTGGAACAAGTAAACAATGGTTATTAAAAAGAGCAGATGTAAAAGATTATTTACTTGCTGCTTATGACCCATTTATAATGTACCATATAACTAAAATAAGTTTAAAGGTTGGAGAAGGATCAAAAGAATTTGATGAAAATACTTGGATTATTTTGAGGGCCTTGTCCGATCATAAACTTACTGGTAATGATGCTCAAACTATTGTTAATATTCATACAAGTGAGTTAACTAAAAAGTCTGCTGAATTGTTCAAAATGATCCTTAATAAAGACTTACGAATGGGGATGGGAGTAAAAACTATTAATAAAGTTTTTCCAGGACTTATACCAACTCATGATGTAATGCTTGCAAAAACTTATGACCCAAACAGAATAAAATTTCCGTGTTATGCTGGTATTAAAATAGACTGTGTTAGAGCTATTTATAATCCTAAAGCCAGGAAATTTTATTCACGTAATGGTCATGAGTATTATGGACTAGATCATTTAATAGAAGAAATAATTGGTTGTGGATTAAGCACAAGACTTGATGTTGAATTAGCAGTTCAAGGTGGTAAGTTTCAATGGAGTTCTGGTAAAATAAGAGACCATAATGTTACTCCAAATGCTGTAGCTCATTTGATTGAGCTACCTGATATCAAAGATAGTTTTGCTCAACGACTTAAATTAATGAAAGAAATATCTCTTTTAGGAGAGCATTTATTAGAGATTCCACATATAGTTGTTCGTAATCATAATGATATGTTTGATTATTTTAATGAAGTTCGTAGAGACGGACATGAAGGATTAATTCTTAGGCCTGAAGATTATCCATACGAAAATAAAAGATCTTATAATTGGCAAAAAGTAAAAAATATTATTGATTTAGATCTTGAAGTAATTGATATATATGAGGGTAAAGGAAAATATAAAGGGCAATTAGGAGGAGTTATAGTTAAATATCTTTGTAAAGAACCTATACCAAAAGGATTTAATCAGTCAGGTCAAAGTGTTGGTGGCGGATTTTCAGATCAAGAAAGATTTGTATATTGGAATAAACCAAAAACAATTCTTAGTAAAACTATTCATGTAATTGTAACTGAATTTACAGATGATAAAAACTTTAGACATGCCCGTATGGGTAAACAAAAAATAAGGGAGGACAAATGAAAGCAATTGATATAATTATGGAACAATATGTAACTGAAGACGAATTGGCCGAATTATTGAATGTTGATTCCAAAAGGATTAGAGATTTAAGAAGTCACCATGTTACTGGTAAAGCTAAGTTTATAGATCACATCAAACCATCAGGTAAACAACGACTCTACCAATTAAACAATGTTTTACAGTACCTAAGTGTTTGTCCAGTTTGTTCTTTTGGTAGCAATAAAAATGAAGAAAATCAAGTCTCAGATACTGATTAGTAATTTTTACTTTAAAGACAAAATAGGTTTGTCACAGGATAAACTGCGATCAAAAACGATTATAAAAGTTACAATTTTAGACTTTAGTAGTAGTATAAGTCTAATTTAAAACGATTTTAAAGGTCTAAAAGTACTTCTAAACGAACCCAACATTGGAGAATAAATATGAAAATAGTAAAGTTAAAAGAACACAGTGATAATATTCAATTAACTCCTGAAGAAGCTTTTGAAATGATTAAAGAAGATTTTAAAAAAAATGATTCACTCTTGTTAATTCTTTTGCCTAAAAAGCGTCCTTGGGTATATGCTCAGTCAGGAGGTGTAACAAAAAAGGAAATAGTATGGACTTTAGGAAAAATAATTTTACAATTGCTTCAGGAAAACTAATGTTAAAACTTCATCAATACCAAAAAGATGCTATAGAATTTGGATTAAAGAATAAAACAGTATTTTTTGCCTTAGATTTAGGATTAGGTAAAACTGTTATTTCTTTAAAGATAATACAACGACTAAAACAAAAAGCTATTGTATTTGCTCCGTTAAGAGGTATATATAATACATGGCCAGCTGAAATTCAAAAATGGACACCTGAACTAACATACGATATTATTCATGGACCAAACAAAAGAAATGTTTTTAGAAAGTCTAAAGCAGATATACTTTTAATAAATTTTGATGGGTTAAAGTGGTTTATAAAAGAAATTGTAAATACTAAACCCAAAACTATATTACGAACTTATGATCCTAAAACAAAAAAAATGATAATTAAAAAAAGTAGTAATCCATGGACAAAACGTATTTTAATTCTTGATGAATCATC